CACCTGCCCCCTGCCCAGCCCCCCTGACTGCGTGTGCATGTGATGGCATAATGCGTCCAGATGTGCGCTGTCAGAGCCAGTTAGCCACTAGATGATGTGCCTCTACATCTATGGATGTAATAGATGATGTGTTTCATCCCAGTTGTGCCAACTGTTATGTTATCAGTCGCCATTCTGAAAGAATGATGTGAAGGATTGGATTTGAAAACTGTCATTGCGTTGCAATGCCGATGCATCTTTTCTACCCTACCTTCGGTATCTCAAGTCCAATGTTGGACTACACCCCCCTAACAGCAAGGCTGTTCTTCATTTGTTCTGCTCATCATGGCTGGTCTCATCATGTGATGTACGAGTTTCACGCACCAATTTCGGTAACGTAGTTACCTGCAATCCTAGGCGAAACGGCAGGGGCAGAGGATGGCACATCACATCATGACGCATCACGAAAAGGCCGACCCCAAATACTCTCTCATTTGTTACGTGTTACATAAATAATATCTCTCCCCTTGGGGTGAGAGAGATATTTTTATTAGTAACACTTCAAATGAGGAGAAGTACAATGACAAACCAAATCGCAACAATCTCTGCTGAAATCAACACTCTTGAAGCTGAAGGCTTTGCCCTTGCCAAAGAATGGAAGTCAATCTGCAAAGCAGATAAATCACGCTTCACCAAGTCTACGAAAGCCGATGGCTTTGATACAAGGCTTGGCAAACTTATGTTTGCTCTCAAGCAAGAAAGCAATGGTCGTATCCCTAGCCAAAGGCTAAAGGATTGCGGCATCAATGGAATTGATAAGCGTAGAAGAAGTGAAGCACTTTGGTTCGTTGAAAACGAAACTGAGGCAAGACAGTTTGTTCAATCCTCAAAGAAAGGATTTACATCCCTGACAGCTTTACAAGCTGCTATGAGGAAAGCTGAGAAGGCTTCTGAGCCAAAGGCTGAAACACAGGATGAGCCAAAGGCTGATACAGAGTCCAATGTTGGACTAGACAGCGAAGCTGATACAGCAAATTCAGAGCCTTTATCACCTAGTGATATTGCTTTGGAAGCACTTATCCAGTGCGAAACAAATGGCGTAGCCATTAAGGATTTCATGCTTGCTCTTAAAGAGCAGTTAGAAATGCTTGACACAAATCAGGCAGTAGCATAAGCTACTGTCTAACCATTTTTGATTATCGGAGATAATACAATGTTAGCACAATTATTTCTCATCCTATTAGGATGCATCACATTCTCATTAGGCATTTGCCTAATCTGTTTGTCACTCATTTACACAGTAAATCATGACACTGTTTATGCCTTGATTGCAATGGCAACAGGCTTTGGTGGCATTATGTATGGAATACATATTTGTGAGGAATCAGCATAATGGCAAAGCGTCATATCATCCCTATGGGCAAACATAAGCCTGTCCGGTCAAGCTGGGCGGCTATGGATACACTAGCCTATAGCCGTAGCTATGAGCCTGAGACACGCCTTGAATACCAGTGTTTTGTTACTGGTCAACAAGCCAGTATGATTGCCTCGTATGAAAAGCACAAAAAGATGCTTGACAAGCGTGAGGCAATCGCTATTCTGGATTCAATGCTTTAGTGTGTAACGTAATATATACTGATACTTTAGTGAAAGTATATATTACTTATACAACACTTAACCAAGTCCAACGTTGGACTAAACATTTTCGGAGTTAAATATGACTGTAGAATTTAATATGCAAATTGCAGTGAAAAACATTATCGCTATCAGACGCAAAGCATCGCCTGAAGATGTAGCACATGGCATTGCATGGTATGCAGAAGCGTATGAGGAGTGCCGTATCATAGCTGACAGGTTCAAATTACCTATCCACATAGTGGTAGGTGTTGTTGCGGCACTGTCACCAAACAATCGCTGGGAATTGAATATTCGCAATGCCAATGATTTGATTTGTGCCTTTGCTTGTGGTAGCACAATGGATGATGTATCAGTATGCACTTACACTGCTATGAAGCAAAAGGCATGGGATATCCTGTGCAACTGGAAGTCTCTCAATCGCAATTCATCTGAAGATGATGATGTGAAAGTGGCACTCAATGGCAAGAAAATTGTATGCTTCTACGAGAACATCATGGGTGATGATACTTGCACTATTGATGGTCATGCTCGTAACATTGCCTACAATGAACGTGTTACTCTTACCGATGCTAAGACTAGCATTGGCGTGAAAGAATATGCCAATCTGCAAGAGGCATATCGCCAAGCCGCCAAGCGTTGCACTGTCAATGGTCGCAAGTTCAAAGCATACGAACTGCAAGCAGTTACATGGGTCACATGGCGCAAGATGCACGGCATCGCTTAACCCTTATGTATATCTTATGTGATAAATACACTTGAAACTTTAGTGAAAGTGTTTTATCACTTAGATATACTAGACAAGTCCGATGTCGGACAAAATGGAGATTGAAAATGACTGAATTATTCTTAGTGCTGTACTCACCCAAAGATGAAACATTGTGGGAGTGCTATTCTACAGTGCATGACCTGTCTGTAGCGGCAGATATATCGCTAGAGTTAAACGCCAAAGGCTACCGGACTAATGTGCAGTCTGTGTTGCTGGATGAGTATGGGCAGGTGATGGATGATTAGGCGTATCAATCCCGTTGCCAAAGCGGTAGCTATGAGTAGGCGTAAAACATCTACTCAGGTAATACCTGACAAAAAGAAATACAATCGCAAGAAGGATAAAGACAATGCAAATCAAAATAGAAAAGATGAAAGCACTAAAGACTAAGCCACGCAAAGTAAAGCGTGATGATTGGAAACGTACTCGCAAAGTAATGCGAAAGGCAAAGCGTGAAACACAGGAGAGATGGTATGCCTAAACATGACTTTACACCAGCTAAAACGTCAGAATACCTTGAAAGTTTTGTTGAGTTCTTGGAAAGAAAGGCTAGTAAGGCTTCCAACAGAGATGAATTGGAACGTCTTACATCTTTACAAAGAGACGTGCATATAGAGTATTTAGCAAGACTACACATTGACAGGGCATGGATTAGAGTTAAACTGGAAATGCTAAAAAAGACTAACCCTCTCAAGTCCAACATTGGACCAACTAACCAACAGTAAAAAGGAGATATTATCATGACTATTCAAACTATCACATTTCATCAGCGTTCAACAGGTAAGACAGGTCAGGTGCTTGCATCACCAGAGATTGAGCGTAAGCTGTCTAAGGTAGAGGCATTGTACAAGCAATATCATGGTGTAAAGCTAGGCCGTTACAATTTCTATAACCTTGCCCTTGAGTATGCTCGTGAAGCAAAGGCAGAGGCAGGTGGTTACTTGCAGTACACAACAGAGGCTATTGCTGGCATCTTCTTGGATGCTATGCACAAGGAACTGGGCAAGGCTGTGCGTAGGAAGAACACAGACAAGCCTATCACTATTGAGATTGGCAGTGTAACTGTAGACAATCTACGTGACCTTGCTCGTCAGGGTCGTGGCAAAGCAAGAAAGGCGGTAGCATAATGTATTGGGAAGTAGGTATGAAGATTGGTGCGGAGCGTGGGCAGGTAACTGTCCACCCTCAGGCCCTTAAGCATAGCAAGTGGAGCAACGCAGTGGAACACGCTATGGAGATGGCACAATCACTGTATCCAAAGCACAATATTGAGTTTGACTATGTAAAGGAGTATGACAATGACTGACCTTATATTATCTGACTATGAGAAAGAGCAGTTGATATATTACTACAGGACAGAGGCGTATCCTGATTGGATTTCTAACTGGCTACCTAAAGATGTAGAACCAAGCACAGGCCGCTATACAACCTATTCTGTGTATGCAGGTGAGGAATACGAGGAGATGCACTACGATGGCATCCAGTTTGCAGACAGCGACAGAATGTTTGACTTGTGTATGCACTTCGTTGATGGTAAAGTGTGGGTGGATGTTTATGAGTGCGATTGGATTGGTGATAACTGGGAGACTAATTGCAGTCGTAGCTGGACACTAACAGAGGAGATAGATAATGAACTGCTGGCACTGTAACACAGAACTGGTATGGGGATGTGACCATGACGCAGAAGCATATGGATGTGAAGATACATATTTAATAGTTAGTAACTTGCATTGCCCTAATTGTGGGTGTGATGTAGATGTATATTTACCAAAGGAGAATGATGATGAATAATTTAGAACGAGGTACAAAGCTATCACAATCTGTGAAGTGGGATGGGCAAGCCATTTTTGAGATTGCCCAAGCTGCATTTGAAGATGCCAACTTCCATACCTTTAATGAGATATTCACTGAGGCATGGAATAAATTCAATCAGGAGAGGTATGATGCTAGCTGAAGCACTTGTATGCCTAGCACTTAACGTGTATCATGAAGCCCGTGACCAACCCTTTATTGGGCAGGTTGCAGTGGCACAGGTAGTGATGAACAGGGTGCGTGATAACAGATATCCGAATGATGTATGCGAGGTAGTCAAACAAGGTGAGACATATTCGTGGAAGCCTGACTTTCCTGTGCGGCATAGGTGTCAGTTTAGCTGGTACTGCGATGGTAAATCAGATAAAACGCCTGACAGTACAGCATGGGAGAAAGCCCTGATGATTTCTTACGGTGTGTATCACGGCAACTTAGATGATTTCGTTGAGGGTGCTACACATTATCACGCATCCTATGTTCTGCCTGAGTGGGCAGATACAAAGACAAAGGTTGTACAAATAGGTGAACACATATTTTATAGATGGGAGAATGAATAATGGCACACATTAAATACACAGAAGATAACACACCTTACATATCCAATGATTGGCACATTGAAGATGTAGAATCAGTGTGTGAACAGATGGAAGTAACACTGACCAAAGATGAAATGGAAGATGTACTGCACTCTGTTGCAGATGGCTTTGATGCTAACTATGGTATAACATGGGATAACTTTGAATGGGCTATACAAGACATCATTGATGGAAGGGAGAATGAAGATGCCTAAATACAAATTACATGGAACTATGTTCACATATATGGACGCTATCGTTGAGGCGAAGGATGAGGAAGAAGCCATTGCCTTGGCTGATGCAGATAAAGTAGAATGGTATGAGGTTGGTGGTGATTGGGAACACCATGAGGATATGGTATTTTTAGAAGAGGGAGATAGCAATGAGCAAGAAGAATAAGACTACATTAGAACTGACCCCGATGGAAGCTAACGCTCTGATGGTCATGCTTGACAGTGAGATAGAAACCATCTTCACATATGATGGTATTGACCCGATTGCAGACTGGGAAAGTGCAGACCTGTATGCCTACCGACTGCTGGCATACAAAAGGTACAAGCAATGGTACATGGAGAATCACGGTGATTAAACACATCTGCCAGCATTGCAAGAACACCATGCACATACCAAAAGAATGGTTGCTATATGCACACAAGCTGGTATGCTATGTGTGTAGTAATGAGATAAAGCATAAGGAGAATAAAGATGAGTAACATATACAACTTAATTATGGACAGTAGACACAACCCTCTGTCCCACATACCTGACACAAACACACGGCACATGGTGATGCAAGTATTGGCATGGATGTGGTGCATCATATTCAGTATGTATCTGGGCAGCATTGTTGCCTTTGGTATCAGTGCCGCAATACATGCCTTGGTTATTGCTGGTATATTCATTACAGTGGGTGTGTTTGAGACAGCCAAGCGTAAGCCTACCTATTTCGGTGGGCTAGGCCGGGGCAATGGGGGTGAACATGAATGAGGAACTACCACTTGACCATGAGCCTAGTTTTAACCATTGGGCAAAGTGTATTGCCAACGATGACATAGCTACAGGCTATCACACAAACTGGAATCACGCCTATGAGGATGCATGGCATTCACTGGATGCTGAATACAACTACAGCTACAAATATCAATGGGGGTGAACATGAATAAGATAATGAGAAGGCTAGGACTAAAAGATGACTACGGCTACTGTGACACCAGCATCGTTGGGTTCATTGTAATCTGGTCTGCGTTTGGCTATATGTTTTATGTAGCCATAGATGGGATAGTAGAAAGGATAGTAGGATGAATAGATTTATTATTGACCATCACCCTGTTGAAATCGCAAAGCAACTGTGTGATGAACACATTGTAAAGATGGTATTGGAAGAAGCACAGATGCTAAATACTGCGGTGCGTATCCATGCGCCTGAGTTTGCAGAGGAAGCTGACTTGTATAAGAAAGCATATGTACCTCACCCCTGTACTGTGTGGGTACGAGATAACAAAATGAACTATAGGTTTGGCTTACGCCTACTCAAGGCTATGAACGAGGAGTATATGTACAGATACCCTGTCAGGAGTACGGGGGAAACAAATACAGGTCACGCATCCATGCGTCATTTTGATGCACTGGTTGAGGCTCAGAAGTATATGCCAGACCATACAAACTTTGTGACCCCTCACCCTCAGTGCTTCAGTGGGCTTGACCATCTCAAGACAGATGAACACTGGCCTATAAAAGCATATCGTGCATTTTACAGGGTTGACAAGATTGAGTTTGCCAGCTATAACAAAGGGCGTAGTATGCCACATTGGATGAAAGGAGAAGTAGCATGAGCAAAAAACTAGAGAACATGACACAAGATGAACGCCTTGCCTATTGGGCAAAGCAACAGGAAGCTGAACGCAAAGATAGACAAAAAGCTATTGATGCACTATCTACTGAACAACTACTTGCCGTGCATACAATGTACAAACTAGCTAAAGATATTGTAGATGAAGCGTTGTATGGTGCTGGTGTGCGTTACATATACTGTGATACATTCAATGAATTAGAGGACACAGTGCAGATAATAAATAGACAATTTAACATGGATGGGCGATAAGTAATGGAAATAATTGCCGGAATTATTATTGGTAACTTGATTATTACATTCATAGTTGCTAGTATATAACACACTATCAGTTGACATTTAACAAACAGAAGGAGACGTATTATGCCGTTTGATATTCCAATGCAGGACATGATTCCTGAGAACCTTGACTTTGCTGTAGAGTTTGAGCCTACAAAGGTGAAGGACAAGAAGTATGTAATCAATGGTGATACAGGCGAATACATTGGTGTCGTAGGTGACACATTCCAGTGTGCATCACACACAGATTTCTTTGAAGGTGTACACAACACTGTGACTGAGAACTTAGGTGAGGCTGAGTGCGATAGCATGAACATGAAGTGGCGTACTGCTCGTCAGAATGCTTGGGCTATGCTTGACATGACCCTGCCTAATGTGACTGCCCGTATTGAGACAGACAAACACAGCACTACTATTGCCCAGCGTATCATTGCTTTGCATGGCATTGATGGTAGCTGTTCTAACCAGACATTCTTTGGTGCTATTGATTTCTTCTGCACCAATGGCATGATACGTGGTGAGCATGACAAGATACGCAGGAAGAACACTGCTAACTTTACAATGGACAGGTTTATTCGTGACCTACGTGAAGCTACGCAGTCTTTCTATGCACAGTCAGAGCGTCTGCAAGGCTGGGCTAACAAGCCTCTGTATGTAGGTGATGTTAAAGCTATGCTTGAGACACTGCTAAAGTCTGACCGCATGGCAGAGAAGATGTTCGGCTTATACAATCAAGAGGCGAGTGTGCGTGGACAGAATGTCTGGTCACTGTACTCTGCCTTTACTAACTATGCCAGCTATGCCGATGAACGTAACGGCTTCAACCTACGTAACACTGGCAAGGATACAACGGCTGTGTCCATGTTCCAACGTGAGAACAAGGTATCACAGTGGATTGAAAGCAAGCCATTTAAGGAGTTGATTGCAGCATGAAGACCGTAGAAGATTTAGTATTGACATACTATTCTTCCAACGATTTCAGTATGTTGAGAGAGAAGTCTAAGAAAGACTATCAATACTTTCTCAATGTGCTGGTCGGTGAGTTTGGCAATGAGTTGTATAACGAAGTGACAAGTAAGCAAGCTAAACACGCATATGAAGAATGGGTAAAGCGTGGCATCACGTTTGCCAATCATGTGTGTACTGTGTCATCGCTTGTGTACAGGTACGCAATGGAGATGGAGTACACCACTAACAATCCTTTTGCTAACATCAAACGTAAGACACCTAAACAACGCAAGGTTGTATGGACAGAGCCAGACATACAGAAGTTCCTGACATTCTGCTACAGTGACTTTGCTTATCGTAACATTGGCCTGATTGTACACATGGCATACGAATGGTGTCAGCGGCTGGGTGACATGCGATTACTTACATGGGATGTACTGGACTTGGATGAACAGAAGCTGTTTCTTGAACAGTCGAAGCGTAGGGCAGAGGTAACTCTACCTATCAGTGATGACCTGACAGCTATGCTGGTACAGCAGAAGGATGACTTCGGCTTTCAACAGTACGTTGTTCCCCGTCCAAGACCCGTCAGTGGCTCTTATCATCCATACAGTATAGATAGACTGTCTAAAGCAGGTCGGCAAGCTATGAGGCTTGCAGGGCTAGCAGAGGAGTTACGCCTGATGGACTTGCGTAGAACAGGCACAACAGAAATGGTTGAAGCTGGTGTCGGTATGGCACAAATCATGTCGGTTACAGGACATAGTAACCCGCAGTCAGTTAAACCATACATGAAAAATACATTTGCGAGTGCAAATTATGCATTGACGACACGAGAAATGCATGATATAAGCATACACAAGTGCCGCACAGGAGAGTGATACATGTATAATAATATATTAAACACTATAAGTGATATAGATATACCTAATGGTAGTACAAAGAGAATGAATTGTCCTAATTGTAATGGGTACAAAACATTTACTGTCACTAACAACATGGGTTCTCTTGTGTGGAATTGTTACAAGGCTTCGTGCAATATCAAGGGCGGTACTCGTGTTCATCTTACGGTAGATGACATACGTGCTGGCTTTGCTGGTGCTGAAGACTTTGCTTCTCAGGAAACATTCAGTATGCCTGAGTACATCGTGCCAGCTAACTTCGATGTGGCTGAATGGGCTATGGAATTGTATGGCCTTGACGCAGAGGAGTTGGGCTTGATGTATGATGTCAAGGAGCAACGTGCTGTCTTTCCTATAAGGCATGGTACAAAGTTTGTGGACGCAACAGGACGTGCATTAACAAATCGTTTGCCTAAATGGAAAAGATATGGAAATAGTGGCTTGCCTTACGCTCATGGCTATGGTAAGGTCGCTGTAGTTGTTGAGGACTGTGTGAGTGCCGCAGTTGTAGGGAATGACGTATGGTGTGGGGTTGCCGTGTTGGGTACGTCACTATCCGAATCACACAAGAGGTATCTCTCACAGTTCTCAACGGCAGTCATTGCATTAGACCCTGATGCACTGCCAAAGACTCTGGCTATGGCTAAAGAGTTACGAGGTTATGTAGATAATGTTCGTGTCTTACGCTTGACAGATGATTTGAAATACCGTAATCCAATAGACTTTGAAACCCTAACCCACATAGGAGACTAACAACATGGAACTATCATTAGTACGTAGCCTTATGGACAAGTCGTTCTACGATGACCATCGTGGTTCTAAATGTCCTGACCGCCTGTTCAGTAAGGATGTACGTAAGATTAAACAGGCAATTGATACAGCAATGGATAGGTATGAACGTACCGTTACGCCAGATGAGATTGAAGCATTGTTCATGTCTAACAATCCAACGCTGACTACTGCACAGAAGCAAGCCTTTGCTAGTTTGTTTGCCTCTATCAAGAAGGAACAGCCTATGGGTGGTGACATCGCACAAGAGGTGCTGTCTAAACTATTCCAGCAAGTAGTCGGTGAGGATGTAGCTAACATAGGCTTTGATATGGTCAATGGTGATGCCACTACACTTGAAACACTACGCAGTCTGCTTGAACGCTACGGTGATGACTTCGTGCCTAACCTTAACATTGAGTGGGATGACATCAGTATTGAAACACTCATGGCAAAGGCAGAGTTAGAAGCACGTTGGCAATTCAACCTACCTTCTGTAACACGTAAGGTAGAGGGCGTAAGTGGTGGTCAGCTTATTGAGGTAGGCGCAAGACCCAACACTGGTAAGACATCCTTCCACGCCAGCTTGATTGCTGCACCGGGTGGGTTTGCACATCAGGGTGCTAAGTGTGTTATCTTATGTAACGAAGAGCCTACCCACCGTGTCGGTGCTAGATACCTTACAGCAGCAGCAGGTATGTCTGCCGCAGAGGTGAAGAACAACATGGGCAAGGCTAAATCATTGTACGAACCCGTGATGAACAACATCAAGATTAAAGATGCAGGTGGTCGTGATATGCCGTGGGTTGAGTCTGTATGTAAAGCATACAAGCCTGACATACTGGTGCTTGACATGGGTGACAAGTTTGGTGTAGCTGGTTCATATTCCAGACCGGATGAAGCCTTGAAAGCCTGTGCTATTTATGCTAGACAGATAGCAAAGACATACGACTGTGCTGTATTCTACATGTCACAGTTGTCGGCAGAAGCAGAGGGTCGTACTACACTGAACCAATCCATGATGGAAGGTTCACGTACAGGTAAGGCAGCAGAGGCTGACCTTATGATACTGATTGGTAAAGCAGCTACTGTCGAAGGACAGGAAGAAGATAGTCCAATGCGTCACATTAATATCGTGAAGAACAAGCTTAATGGCTGGCACGGTATGGTTAATGTTGAACTGGACTACAAGACAGCGAGGTATGAAGGATGAAGATAACACTAGACGTAGAGAACGTAGGACAGAAGAGGGATGGTAAGTTACACCTTGACCCTTTTGAACCTGACAATTCTCTTACTATGGTCGGTATGCTTACCGATACAAATGAAGAAAGGCTGGTCACGTTTGACCATCAGGACTGTGAGCCTACGCCAAACGGACACGCTTTGGTACAGGAGTGGTTAGATAAAGCAACTGTACTTATCATGCACAATGCAGCACATGACCTGCTGTGGTTGTGGGAGTCTGGCTTTACATATACAGGTGCTGTCTTTGATACTATGCTTGCTGAATATGTGTTACAACGTGGGTTGAAAGAGCCACTGTCTCTTGAGGCATGTGCTGAACGGTACGAGTTGGACACACAGAAGCAGGATAGTTTGAAGGAACACCTAGCCAAAGGTGGTACTGCATACAACATGGAATACAACAAGCTGGCAGAGTACCTGTCTGCTGACATCCATGCTACACAGCAGTTATCTAACAGACAGATGTACAGATTAAATACACCTGAAGATGCGGGACTTATGAACAGTGTCGTGCTTACTAATGAAGTATGCGTTACACTAGCCCGTATGTATCAGCGTGGCTTTACTGTAGACATGAACGCACTACAAGAAGTACATGATGAGTTCTTGCAAGAGAAGGAGACATTGATACATGAGTTACAAGTACACGTTAGGAATCTTATGGGTGATAGTCCTATTAATCTTAATAGCCCAGAGCAGTTATCTTGGGTAATCTATGGACGCAAGGTTGTAGACAAGCAGTACTGGGGTAATGCCATTGACCCTTACATGGGTGACGCAGACTTTCGTAGTCTAGTTGCTGGCGGTACTGAGCGTGTTTACAAAACTAAAGCAGAGCAGTGTTCCCCATGCACTGGAACTGGATACATAAGAAAGGTAAAGAAAGATGGAACACCTTTTGCTAAACCAAACAGATGTACGAATTGCAGTGGGTCTGGTTATTTGTTTATACCTACTAAAGACTTGGCTGGACTAAAGTTCAAACCACCAAGTGCTAAGTGGGCTAGTGCCAATGGCTTCAGCACAAGCAAGCAGAACCTTGAGACACTAGAGGGTGCTGCTCGTGCCAAGGGCATGGATGATGCAGTAGACTTCCTAGCTAAAGTACGTAGGCTATCAGCCGTTGACACGTACCTCTCTTCATTCGTTGAGGGCATACGTATGTTTACTAAGCCTGATGGCAAGTTGCATGTACGTTTGCTACAGCATCGCACATCAACAGGCAGGTTCAGTGGGGCAGACCCCAACATGCAGAACATGCCAAGAGGTGGTACATTCCCTGTCAAGAAGGTGTTTGTATCTAGGTTCAATGGTGGCAAGATACTTGAGGCTGACATGGCACAGCTAGAGTTTCGTACTGCCGCATATTTATCACAGGATGGAGTTGCAATTGAAGAAGTATCTACTGGATTTGATGTACACAGTTACACCGCTAAAGTTATTACCGAAGCTGGTCAGCCTACGGATAGGCAGACTGCAAAAGCACACACCTTTGCGCCCCTTTACGGGGCAACAGGGTTCGGACGCACACCTGCCGAAGCAAAGTACTACACACACTTCACAGAGAAGTACGAAGGTATCGGGCTTTGGCATACCCGATTGGCTAAAGAAGCTATAAACACACGTAAGATTACCACACCTTCTGGTCGTGAGTTTTCTTTCCCCGATGTGGTACGTAAACATAATGGTAGGGTATCACACTTTACACAGATAAAGAACTACCCCGTACAGTCGTTTGCAACGGCAGACATCGTGCCTATTGCACTGTTGCATATTGATAAACTACTTGACGGTATGCAGTCATGTGTGGTAAATACTGTACATGACAGTATCGTGATTGATGTACACCCTGACGAAGAAAGGCAGGTAATAGAACTAATCAATCGAACTAACAATGAGTTACCTAATTTGATTACGTTACGATGGGGTATTGACTTTAATGTACCTCTTCTGTTAGAGTCAAAGATAGGCGATAATTGGCTTGACACTAAAGATGTTATCTGATATAACTATCAAACTTTCAAAATGTATAAGGAGATAAAACATGACACAAGTAATGACTATTGACACTAACAACTTCGCAGCAATGGCTTCAGCTATGGGCATTGCGTCTGAAGGTGGCACTGCAAAGAAGCAGTCTAGCACACTAGCACGTCTTCGTCTGAACCATTCACCCATCTTGGGCAGTGATAAGATTCTAGTGAAGGGTGGTACGTATAAGCTAGACGTTCCAGATGGTGGCACATACTATGGCTCATCTATCAAGATGCGTCCATACCTACAACGCTTTATGTATAAGCGTTTCATCAAGGGCATGGGAGACCAGCCAAACCGTTACGTTAAGACTGTGATGGCTAACGACTTGAACATTGACCTGAAGGACAATGATGGCGGCTTTAACTGTGGCAAACCTGCTGGTTACATTGCTGACTTCAAATCGTTACCAGAGAAAACACAGGACTTAATTAAACAGATTAAGCGTGTTCGTGTTGTGCTTGGTACAGTAGAACTGGTTGATGCTGTGGATGAGAACGGTAATGAAGTACAGGTTGACGAGACCCCATTTATCTGGGAGATTGAAAACCGGGATGCGTTTAAGAGCGTGGGTACTTTGTTTACTAAGCTGAATAAGATGAAGCGTTTCCCTGTTCAGCACACAATGACAGGTAATTCAGAAGAGCGTAAGCTACCTAATGGTAACAGCTTCTACCTTCCTATTGTGTCACTTGACCTGTCAAACACACTTGAGTTGACAGACAAAGAGCAAGACACCTTCGGTGACTTCCTATCATGGGTTGAGAACTATAATGAGTACATCATCAATGCTTATGCAGAGAAAGCTACCAGCAAGAACGATGAGGAACTCGATGATTTGAACATTAATGATGTTGTAGACATCGAAGTTGATGAAGAGGTAGCGTAATGAATCACCCTGCTGAAATGGCGTTGTATCAGTACATGGAAGATGCTGTCAAAGGCACTACTACCATGTCAGATGATACCATCCAACAAGTTGCACAGGATGTATCAGATGCACTAAAGCGTCAGTTCGGTGGGGGCAATAAGCGTGACGGGTTTGGCTTACGTATGTCTAACATAGGTAGGCCATCCTGTCAGCTTTGGTTTGAAAAGAACAGGCCAGAGACAGCGTTGCCTCGCCCTACAACATTCGTTATGAACATGATGCTTGGCGATATTGTTGAAGCAGTGTTTAAAGGTTTACTTAAAGAAGCAGGAGTGGAATATGAAGATAGCAAAAAGGTTACTCTGGAGTTGCCTGACCATTCTATTTCTGGGACATACGATATTGTCATTCGGGATGCAGTTGATGATATTAAATCAGCTTCCGATTGGTCATACAGAAACAAGTTCCAATCATACGAGAGTCTGGCAAGCGGTGACAGCTTTGGATATGTTGGTCAGCTTGCCGGATATGCAGCAGCCTCTGGAAAGAAAGCTGGCGGCTGGTGGGTTGTAAACAAAGCCAATGGTGACTTCAAGTATGTACCAGCAGATGGTCTGGATGTAGACACAGAGTTAGTTAAGATTGAAGAGAACATAGACAAGGCATTGAGTGATGACTTGGAGAGATGTTTTGAACCAGAGAAGGAGACATTCAACGGTAAGGAAACAGGCAACCTTGTACTCAATAGGGGATGTACATTTTGTTCATACAGAAAAGCGTGTTGGCCTAACATGAAAGAGTTACCTGCTGTAAAGTCAAAGGCACGTGACCCTAAGATTGTTTCCTACATTAAACTATCAGAGGAATACGATGCCGCCTAACTTTAAACAATTTAAAGCGGCACGTAAGTATGGGTATCGGTCTGGCTTAGAGGTTAAGATTTCAGACTATCTTAAAGAACTAAAGATTGACTTTGGTTACGAGTGTATTAAGATAGAATGGGAAGACCTAGCCTACCGTACCTATACACCAGACTTCGTGCTTCCCAATGGGATAATCATTGAGAGTAAAGGAATGTTCACAGCCGCAGATAGGCGCAAGCACTTAGCCATCAAACGGCAGCATCCTAATCTTGATATACGATTTGTCTTTGAGAACAGTAGACGTAAGCTACGTAAGGGTGCTAAGTCTACCTATGGAGAGTGGTGTGATAAGTATGGGTTTCAATGCTACACACGTATCATCCCAGAAGAATGGCTCAAAGAAAAAGGCAAGAACAAACACCCCGCCTTTATTAAGTTTGGTGGTGGCAAGATAAAAAGGAGAAAGTGAACATGGAAGATGAAGAATACACAGCTATAAAAAGAGATGATTTCGTAGTACGAGTAAGACCCTTTAAAGATAAGAAGGGTTCATGGAATGGTGAGATTGATATAGCGATTATAACCCAACCTGAAAACAGTTTCGATGATGAGGACTACTTTCAACTAACGCACTTCTGTAAGATGCTTGCATCTACTGTGCCTATAATGGAAGACAATGAAGAACTTCGTAGCCTAGTCCATGAATATGTTACAGATATTGTTGACAAGGAGAGGGAGTATCTGGTAGAACTAGAGGAAGGTCCGAAGGTTATTGACAGAGATGATAACATCATCACTATTGACTTTGGTACTACAACGAAAGGGAGTGCATGATGACAAGCTACAGAAACATTATGATGAAGATAGAAGAAGATGCAGAACGGGCTAGTAAAGAAGCCTATGGTAATGTGGACATGGTAAACAGCCCACCACATTATAATGAAGCTGGCATTGAATGTATTGATGCTATTGCTGCAGCATTGGGTGAGGGCTTTGAGTTCTACCTACAAGGTAACATCATGAAGTATCTGTGGCGTTACCGTTATAAGAATGGCACTGAAGACTTAAAGAAAGCACGTTGGTACATGGATAAACTAATCACAGAAGTAGAGGGCTGCTACGATGATAAGAGTTAAGATGTTTATCACAATGGATGTAGACCCAGATGATTACCCTGTACCAGCCGATGAGAATGTGGCAGAGGAAATCGAGGAAAGTATACAAGAATACTTCTACGATATAGAAGGAATACAAATCAAGAACATTAGAACAATACAGGAGTGACCCTATGTTAAGTAACCATTTACCTACAGATTACCAGAACTTTATTGCTCTGTCTCGTTATGCGAGATGGAAAGAGGACGAACAAAGAAGGGAGACATGGAGTGAAACAGTCACACGATACTTTGATTATCTTACTGGGCATCTGCTCACTAAGCATGATTATAAGCTGGCTGATGCATTAAGGAATGAGTTAGAGCAAGCTGTCCTAACACAAGAAATCATGCCCAGTATGAGGGCATTGATGACTGCTGGACCTGCACTAGACAGATGCCATGTAGGTGGCTACAACTGTTCTTATGTACCAGTAGATAATGCACGTGCATTTGATGAGACTATGTATATTCTTATGTGCGGCACTGGCGTTGGCTTCTCAGTAGAACGTCATCACATCGAGAAGCTACCCATTGTAAATGAAGACATGCATCAGACAGATACAGTAATCAAGGTAGGTGACAGTCGCCCCGGCTGGGCTAAGTCTCTACGTGAACTTATCTCTTTGCTATATGCTGGTCAGATTCCTAAGTGGGATGTATCAGAGGTACGTGCAGCAGGTGCAAGGCTCAAGACATTTGGCGGTAGAGCATCTGGCCCTGCACCGCTAGAGGAATTGTTTGAGTTTATCATTGACAAGTTCAAAGATGCAGCAGGTCGTAGGCTGTATCCTATTGAGTGTCATGATATCATGTGTAAGATTGGTGAGGTTGTAGTTGTCGGAGGGGTCAGACGCAGCGCACTCATCAGCCTATCCAACCTGAACGATGACCAGATGGCTCATGCTAAGTCAGGTATGTGGTGGGAAAACGAAGGACAACGTGCGCTTGCAAACAACAGCGTTGCCTACAAAGGAAAGCCGCAGATGGGTACATTCATGCGTGAATGGCTTTCACTGTACGAGAGTAAGTCAGGTGAACGTGGCATATTCAATCGTAAGTCTGCACAGGTACAAGCAGCTAAGAATGGTCGCAGAGATTCGGAACAGGACTTCGGGTGTAATCCTTGTAGTGAGATTATCCTACGCCCATACCAGTTCTGTAATCTATCTGAGGTTGTTGCACGGGCTGGTGATACTGAAGAGTCATTAGGTAGGAAGGTACGCCTAGCTACTATTCTAGGCACGTTTCAATCCACATTGACAGACTTCAAGTACCTGCGTAAGATATGGAAGGACAACACAGAAGAAGAACGACTGCTTGGTGTATCCCTAACAGGCATCATGGACAATGCATTACTTGCTGGTAAGGATAGTAAGATAGGTATGAACATTAGCGGATTGCTAGAGCAACTAAAGTCTGTTGCTGTAAATACAAACGCTAGTGTTGCAGCAGAGTTGGGCATACCACAGTCTACTGCTATCACATGTGTTAAGCCATCAGGTACAGTATCACAGTTGGTAGACAGTGCATCAGGCATTCATGCCCGTCACAATCCGTACTACATTCGTACTGTTCGTGGCGATAACAAAGACCCGTTGACACAGTTCATGATTGCTTCAGGTATCCCAGCAGAACCTGATGTCATGAAACCTGATTCAACTACAGTGTTTAGCTTCCCTATGAAGTCACCAGACTTGGCAGTAACACGTACTGAGATGTCAGCTATTGAACAGCTTGAGTTGTGGCTTGCATACCAGCGTCATTGGTGTGAACACAAACCATCCGTTACAATCTCTGTAAAAGAAGAAGAGTGGATGGACGTAGGCTCATGGGTGTATAAACACTTTGATGAGGTGTCAGGCATCAGCTTCCTACCATTTAGTGAGCATACATATAAGCAAGCACCATATCAGGATATTGACAAGCATGATTACAAAGAGGCAATGAAACAAATGCCTAAGTCAATTGATTGGTCAAAGCTGCAAGACTTTGAGAAGGAAGACACTACATCAGGTGGACGTGAGTTGGCATGTACTGCTGGCGTTTGTGAAGTAGTGGACATAAGTGCAGCCTAATGTGGGAGTACTGGTGTAAGGCAATGGGCAGCAAGGCATACGATGATGATGATGACAAAGCTAATAAGGTAGCAATACTACGAACAGCTTGGGTTATTCTTCACGTGCTTGCTTGCCTAGCCATTATTCTGCACAATACGCAGAAGATGGACTGGTGGTAATGGTATGGAAACAAGGCGAGGGGTGGGTTCAATACGACCCACCTAGAGGCCACCCCTGCTATGCAGAATGGATGAAACAAAAAGAAAAGGAGAAGCAAGAAAATGCTTGACGATACAGGACAGTTTACGTTACTATGGTGGCAATGGTGGTTGCTTGCAATGGTTACACTTAACACAGCTTTGAATACCGTTGTATTCTTTAAGCACAGATTTAAAGGAGATAAGAAATGAGTTTACGTCAGGTACTTATCAATGCTTCCCGGTCACACTTTGCTGGTCATATAAATAAACACCTCGCAAATATTGAGGTGCTATTAGAAAACCCAGCAGGTATAGGTGAGCATCAGGATATACTAGAGGCAATAGAAATGGAGTTGGCGCAGATAGCTGACTACCACGATAAGCTAGAGATGCTAAGTAAGTTCTTTATTACACAGGAAGAGGAGAATACAGATGTCAATGAAACCGATTAAAGGAGCAGTTAACCGTAGATTTAGACCGTCTTCGTACAATAGGAATGATTCTCTTGCGAAAGAAACAATCATTGCATACCTAGAAGCGGATGGACATACCATCCTGAACTCAGAGGAAAACTATTCGTTTGACATCAAGAGTGAGAAGAACGGTAACATCTACTACAGTGAAGTAGAGATGAAGAACCAATGGAAAGGAGATTGGAATCCAAGCTGGAAAGAAATACGTATACCCTACCGTAAGCACAAACTAATTAATAAGTTCGAGGAAGTTAAGTCAAACACTACATTCTTAAACTTCTATGTGATACGTGGGGATTGCAAGCAAGCGTGGCGTATCAAGGATACACTACTTGAGAAGTCAGAAGTGAAAGAGGCACAAGGCTTTAGGATTGAGAAGGGTGAACACTTCTTCCACATTCCTTATGAAGATGCCATACTCGTGGAGTTAGAAAATGAGCATAGAGCAGCAAGCTAAAGATTGGATGAAGGAGAAATACAAAGATATGGAAATGAATGACTACCAACGCAAGTCTGTAGAATTTGCTATATATCCCAACTCACATAGCATTCTGTACCCAGCACTTGGGCTTGCAGGAGAAGCAGGTGAAGTAGCAAACAAAGTTAAGAAATTCATACGTGACGGGTATGACCAAGAGAACTTTGAGCAGAAGAAAATTGAACTTGCCAGTGAGATAGGAGATGTGCTGTGGTACTGCTCTGCATTGGCACGTGACTTGGGCTACAACCTTTCTGATATTGCTGCTGAGAACTACACAAAGCTATCAGACAGGAATGCTAGAGGAAAGATTGGCGGTGATGGTGATAATAGGTAGGCATAAAAAGAGGGGGCGTAATTGCCCCCTTGCTTATGGTTTGTATGCTTGTTGTAATCCTTTACCTATTTCTGCTAATGCAAACAAATCTTCTGCACTTGCACCGTTAGCAGGTCTTTCATTTTCCTTTATAAACTCTGCTGCTGCAGCCTTACGTAAGTCAGAGGGCAATCTACGATATGCAATCATAGATGCTATGTACTCTGGTGCTTCTGAATTAACAGTGTTACCGTCCGTAAGGTTGCGTTTAGCATCCCTTATTTGAATTTTAATGAGAGGCTTTATCTGACTGTTAACATACTTCTGCTCACTCATCTCTTTTTGTAGCGACTTATTATTACGGTACGTGTCTCTCAACTCTTCTTCATATCCCTGTGCTGCACTAACAATACCCGGTATCAGGTCACGAAGCTGTGCATTTTCAAAGTTACGTATACTTTTAACTTTGGAAGTGCTACCCAATTCAAACTCAGATAAGCCTAGACGTTTGATATATTCACCTTCTTCACTATCCCTAGTTCGCATACTTAAACCCATGCTAACTTTATAGCCAGAACCTACTCTACTAGGTTTTTCTTGAAATAGACTTTCACGTGTCGGTAAATTAGCTTCTTCTTCAGCGGAAATAGTATAACCACGTGCATCTAAACTTCTACGTATTTCATTACTAAGTGTGGTAGTAAAGTCTAATACAGGGTCTTTAGCTGAATCCTTGTACTCTTCACCTCGCATACCTAACGCACGTTCTGTATCAATTACCTGTGCAAATGGAACAGCCCACGTTGATAGATAGTTACCCAACAAACGGCCTGTTCTTCTAGCTGCTGCCTCATTCGTGGTTAAATCAGAACCACCAGAAAGTTCTATCACTTCATCTACAATGCTATTACCTACACCAACACGTATGTTAGTACCTAAGAATGTCTCAGCAAACTCTCTACCATTCCAAAAGTCGCCAAACGTACCGTCTTTTAGCCTCTTAGTTGCTTCTCCTAAATACAGCATTTGCCTAACAGGAAATTGTGGTGTAGTATCTAGTACTGTATCATCACCTACTGCTAGTTCTTTGTAATCTGCAGGTGCATCAGGGTCACTACGAGCCATGTAAGCCGCCCCCACAGCACCCATACCTACTAAGTTACGTGCAATACGCTGTCTATCTTTTGCAGTTAACGCAGTACCCTTTGGATACTGACCCATTAGCTTTTTCGTTAGGGGTATAGACATACCACCTGCATAGTTACCCATTAACTCTAGCGAGTTAAACATAAAGCGTGGGAATGGCATACCCACCGTTAGACCATTACGAGTGATAAACGAAGTAATCTCTCTGAACACTTCATTCTCAGGTTGTTTAGCGTAGGTTACATCAAGTGCTTTATTAGTGGAATCAGCTATTAGTTCTTTAAATGACCTAGCATCTTTAGGACGAACACTACTAGCATCATTTAACAAATCTGGTAGCTTGCCGTCATTCAAAGCGTCTATCAAATCAATATTATATTCACGCTTTGTTAGTCGTTCTAATTCACCTAAAAAAGAACCACGCCTAACTAAATATTCTTGCCAACGGTTGGCTGTATTCAGAACGCTTACAGCATCTTCTAACTCAGATAGTATAGTATCACCAGCCCTACCTAATGTGTTAAAATTCTTAGTGTACTCTTTGCCTCTCTCGATGCCGAATATACCTCTGTCAGCATACTCTTCTGCCTGTCTCTGTAGTTCACGTTTATTTAAACGCTTTCCTTTTTTTCTAGCATCCTCTTTAGCCATCTTGATATATTGGTCTATTTGCTTTTGTCTAGGAAGCCCTCTTCCTGTGCCTTGCTGTAACTCATTAAGCTGATTAAACATCAAGTCAAACTGCTTGCCTAACTCTGGACGTTTTAAAATAAAGTCTACGTATTCAGCAGCATCTATTTTTGCATCAGGCCCAAACATGTACTTCATATTAGCAAAGCTACCACTCCAGTTTTCCCTATCTACCATAGATTTAGCACCAGCTTTTATCTTACCGCCAACACCTTCTGCTCTACCCATATTATAAAGAGCAGTATCCATTAAATTTGCAACACTATCTAATGGCGCACGAATACCAGCAGAAGTTAAGTTACGTGCCGCTGTAGCAACTTGAGATACAAGACCACCTCTACGTATTCCCTCTATACGCATTATGGTATTACGTATAGAACCTTGTTGTGCTTCAGTTGCCTCTCTCTGCAACTTCTGCATTTCATTAATAGGTCTGGAGCGTTTAATCTGAGAAAGCCTATTAAGAACTTTACCAGCTTCTGAACCAGAACCAACAACAGCAAGAATATAATCTTCAAAAGAAAGATTGTATTTGTTTAATATATCAATAAGTTCATCGCCCGGAAGTGCTTTAGTATCTACTGTCAGGTCCAATAGATGGTCTATAACACCATATTCTTTACCTCTACTGCCATCAATATTAGTAAAGAATTTAGGTTCAAAGGCTGAAGGTACACGCTCTTTTAGTTCTGCAGTTGCCGCCACAAGACTGTCTAGTTTTTCTGCTTTAAGTACTGGTGTTACTAAATCATCATCTGCTGTTTGCATTTCAAATAACAGCTTAGATGTATCATCTTCAGCAACAACAACATCTTCCCCCCGTGTAATTACATCACCGGGTGTAGTTTTTCTTTGTGTAAATTGTATCTCTTTTAATGTTTCTTCACCAGCTTTACGAGCAGCTTCATCATCAATAACTTTAACACCTTCAACCTCTCTCGAAATTATTTTGCCTGTGGTCTCCTCAAAATTGGTGATAAGTTCATTTTTAAGAGCAGTATTTTCTGCCGCTACCTCTACAGCAGCAGCTTGTTTACTTGCAATGTTTTCTTCCGTAGCGTTTTTAGCTATGTCAATTCGCATACGCCTTCTGTTAAAGTTTTCAAGAGCGTTTGCTTCTTCTTTTGTTTCCTTTAAAGCTTTTTTTAACAGTTTATTAGCTGTGCCAGCGGTTACTGCAGGTACTTGCGTTCCTGAAACTTCCAACATAGCCATAATATCTCTACCGAATTTTTTACCTGACGTTTCAGGGGTGAAAGGTATTAATTCCTTTCCTGTCATGCCCATAATTTTATTATCTTTATCAAAGGTTTCATGTATAGCACGGGTAAACTTCTCCGCAGAGTCGGTTACCGTTTCTCCAGCACCAAAAGCACCAGTTAAAAGAAGACCCAAAATATCATTTGAAGTTTGTGCTAATACATTAGACAACGGTTGCAGCACTTCAGGAACGTATTCTTGAGAAGTTTCCTTTATGCCCAAGAAATCAGAAGCACCTGCAGTTATTCCGGGGATACCTTCATCCCCAAATATATTACTTTTTAATTCCCTTGTTGTTTGGTAATCAAACACTTCATTTGTTTGCTCATTTACATCAGGAGCATCAATAGGTTCTAGCCTTATGTTTAGTTCAGGGTTTGTTTCGCTGATAGGTACACTTGGTACATACTTAAACCCTTCAGGAACTTCGCCTGTACGCAAGTAAGCTGCCTCTGGTGTCTCAGATTCAGGTTGCTGCTCTACTACAGCATCTTCATCATCTTCATCAAACGCAGAAGTAAGGTCTAAGCTACTGGTTGAAACAACGGGAGATGCAATTTTTTTATCGTCTTCTTCATCTTCAAATGCAGAAGTAAGGTCTAGTGCCATCTATTTAATACCCTATTGTTTGGCCCGAATAAACTTAGTACCTGTCCATATACCGTACTGCGTACCTTCTTCGTTAAGGGCTATAACAGTACCCTTCTTCAGATTTTCTCTGCCGTATAAGTTTAATGCATCTTTTATGCCCAGACTCTGAGAAGACATTATCTGCTGTACAGCAGCGTCTACTTCTGCACTAGGTGTAAATGCAATTTGTGCCGTAGATGTATTTGCATCTTTTGCTTTTTGATACTCTTTACCTACATCACTTGCAAAGTTAAAAATCTTTGCATTATTTGCTACACGTAGTTCATCAATGTATCGCTTAGCTTGGGGTGGCATGTAACCCTGTTCATTAGTCAATCGTTTAGTTAGTACATTTAATGCAGTGTCTATACCACCATAATAGTCTGACTCATTACCCTTTAAGACATACTCAACTTTATCCCCGATGCTCTTTTGAGGAATGTTTTTAAGCTGCAAATCTATACCAGCTTTAACCATACTATCTAGGCTTTGTTTGGAAAACTCAATACCACCTACGCCATCTTCCTCTGTTGTGGCTCTAGTGTAGTCATTAGCACCTTTAACTGCATCATCATACATGCGTTCAAAGTCTTTTGTTTCCTGCTCGTTCAGCCCACCTTGCGATAGCTTTTGAGATGCATATACAGCCATATCTTCAAAGCTGCTAAATACAGGATGTTCTTTGCGTTTTTCAGCAGCGTCTTGTTGTTCTGCAATACTCAACTTTTTAGAAGCTACGTCAAGAACATGACGTTCAGCCTCTTGTATTAACTGTGCTTGACGCTGCAAGTCAGCAACTTCATTTCTGGCATTATCTATTTTCCTCTGCTCTTCCGCAGCCGTTGCTTGGTCTTTAGACCTTGCTTCCGAAGACTCTGCAATGTTCATCTGTTGTTTAATACGTTCCTTGTTTAGAGAAGCAGCATCCTTTTTAAGAATAAACTCTTTTTCTGCCATAGTAAACATACCAGCTTCACGTTCTCTTTTCTTAACAAGTTCGGCTTGCTGGGTAGCAGCTTTAAATTGTGACCTATCAATTTGTGCCTGTGCAGTTTGTCCTAAACCTTCTGGAACAGAAACCTCTGGTAGTGGGGCTTCCTCTTCTACCTGTTGCATTAACTGTTTACCCACATCAGGTTTAAATAACTTATACAAACCAGATGCTTCCATTTCTTCTGTTTGAAGAGGAAGACTTGTAACAGTACCAATATCACGAGATATAAAGTCAGTAAAGTTAGTGGCTTCCGCCCCCTCTTTAATTGGGTCAAACGTCAAAGCAGACTTTACATCAATACCTGCTTTTTCATTTTCACGCAACTCAGAAGCTAAGTCTTTACCACCAGCAATTGTTTTACCTGCACTATTGTATAGTTGGATAGCTTTATCCTCATCACCGCCTGTATAGGCAGCAAGTTGGTCAAGAACATCACGTAGTTCTTTCTTATCCTTTTCTTTTTGTTCTAGTTCAGCACGTCTGCGAGTAACACGATACTGACCCATACCATCAATGCGGTCCTGAGTACGCTTCATATCGTTTTGCAATTGCTTATCTACAGCACTCGCAGCACCTGATACCATTCCTAAAAAGAAACTCATGTTTTATCTCCGTGCCATTAGGCCAGACTTAGGCTCTTCTTCTTTTACTTCTTCTACTTCTGGTTCTTCTTCAGACTCATCAATTTTCTGTTGCATCTCTTTGCGAACAGCTTCAATGAGTGTATCTTTAGTAGTATTATCTGGTGCATCAGTAAGACCACTATCATACTTTACCCCTGCGTTGTCTCCGATAAGCATAATCATTTCCATAAGCAACGGCATTACCAACATACCCACATCCACAGTATGCTTACCGTCCATTACACTTGCAAGCTGTATCGTGTTTGCAAGTGTAGTTACTGGAACATTCATTTCCAGAACATCAGCCATCTGGTCCATAAACTCATCTGTAGACATACGCTCAAGATAGTACTCAACCGCTTCATCTACAGTGGTGTATTGTGGTGGACTTTGCCACGGCCTTGCACCCAACTCGTGGGTCAATGACATGCCGGGAATAGGAGCATCAAACATCTTGCAATCTTTCTCTTTCTTTACGTAGGAGCAACATGTGATGCCCTACCTTAAATGCAGGTTGCTTTGTTCTGCCATCTTGTTCATCTGACATAGGGTTTCTTGTAGGAGCAAGCAGACCTTTGCTGTCATTACGTTTTGCTGGCACATTTAAATTTTCAATGTCCATGCTATTATATAATTGCTTTGCAGGATTAATAAGCGGCACTTCTTATCTCCTTACGTTCTACTACAATATCCATAAGTTTCTTTGTCATCCATTTTAGTATAGGTTTGTTACTAATAAACTTAGCGTATGCTTTACCATGCTTACCATACAAGTTTCTAAACCATGCAGGGGCTTCATGCTTTACCCACATACGGAATATAAACCAACGTGGGTCTGACTTACCGTATACTTCACGTCCTACCCAACAGAACTTGGCACTGATAAAGGCACTACCTAGTGTACCAATCAATCCACCTACTGCACTACCAGCAGCAGTCTTTGCTGACTGTGCGGCTGTCTTAGCACGTTCATCTGCATTTAGTGTAGCAATAGCCATATCTGCATAACGGTTTAACTCGTTCTCTGCAGATGTCCATGCCCACTCCATAGTATCAGAATAATAGTTCCACAGATTATCGTAGGCTTGTTTTGATACATCTACGATTGCAGTAGCATTAAGTTCGTTAGCACGATTAACTGCGGCAGTATCGGCAGTAGCAATTTCTCTGCGCCACTGTGCATTAGACTGTGCAATTACAAGCTGGTTCTGCGCATTAAACTGGTCACGCTGATTATTGAGTTCCGCATTAAATCTTTCAATAGTATTAATCTGACCTGCGTTAAACTGTGCCTGACCATTTGTCTGTGCTGCATTAAACTGAGACACTTGATTAGACAGGTTAGCAAAAAACTGGTCTGTTTGACTTTGTGAACTTGCATTAAATTGACGTGATGCATTTTCTGCCGCTTGGTCAGTAAACAGAGATTGAATACGCTGCTGACCTTTAAACAGTTCAGTCTGTTGTTGATTAGACAGGTTAGCCATATCAACCTGCAGGAAAGCATTTGCATTTTGTACAGCAGACTGTTGGCGATTGTTTAAGTTTTGTGAGTCTAACTGTGATAATGCTGCTGCCTCTGCCATAACCATTGCTTGGTTATTAGACAGATTGTTTAGGTTCATTGTGTTAGCAATACGAGAGTTTTCTAACGATACCTGTTGTTCAGCAGTAAAGTTCATATTAGCTACATCAGCTACCTTTGCAGCATTCTGTACTTTAGCTTGGAATGTTTGGTCAAACTCTTGACCTAAGAACTTTGCACGTTGCTCTGCAGCAAGCATTGCTGACTGTTGACGGTTAGACAAGTTCTGCTGTTCAAAACTAGCAATGACACTTGCATCCGCCTGTGCAATAGGCAGTGATGCTTCCATAGCTGCTTGCACAATAGCCTGACCAGCAAGAGATGAAGCACCTAAACCACGTGCAGCCATCTGTGCATTAGCAGTACGCATAGCACCAGCGGCCCACGCAGGTGGGTTAGTACCACCAAACTGTGTCATCAGGTTAGCAAGCTGACCCTGTACTAATGCTTGCTGTGATGGCTGTGCTGATGCAGCAGCAGCCTGTGTCTGAGCAGTAGCTTGTGCAGCTTTAGTTGCATCCACACCTGTACCACTGATAAGTTCACCTTGTTGAATCTGCCTCTGTTGAGGATTGTTCATCAGGATAGCATTGCCCTGTGCAGCCTGTAGATTGCCTACAGACGAGGCTGTTTGTTGTGCAGCAGTTACCTGCGCACGAGGGTCTTGAGGGTTAGCCTGTGCAGCTTGTACAGCGTTTACAGCAGTATTTACAGCACCTGATGCCATATCAGCTTGCATTAAGTTAGCTTGCATTTGTTGTGGCTGTGTAGCTGTAGCTGTTTGTGCTACCGCAGGGCCAACAGCAATAGCACCTGTTACTGCACCCGTACCTGCAGCTACATCTTGTGCAGCAGTAGCAGGAGTAGCAGCAGCTTGCACTACACCGCCTGTTGGCAGTGCAGGTTGGAACATGCGTTGTGTAGTCTCTTGACCAATATCTAAAGGTTGACCAGCCGTTGGTGCAGTGGCTGTAGTTTGAGGTGTGGTAGCTTGTACTGGATTAGAGCCACCTGCTACATTAACAGTACCTGCAGTAAAAGATGGGAAACTAGACTGTGCAGGAGCAGAGGCAGAAACGCTACCACCGGGTGCAAACTTTTGTACTGCACCACCTTTAGCCATCATACGTGCAGCATTGGTGTACTTATCCATCTGTGCCTGACGCTGTGGGTCACTTTCAACAAACCGTTGAAACTCAGCCATGTTGCCAGAGTAACCCATAGCACCTGCAATCTTGTTAAGTGCCTCTGGCTTAAATGCCTTAAACTGCATCATGATTATTTACCTTTATACATATTCCAGAGTTTCCACGACACGTATATAACAGACAGCAAACCAAACACGAGTGCTACCCACTGGTTAAGTGCTGGCAACCAAAGTGGTGCAGACACACCGCCTGTTGCTATGAGCAAATCATCTGGCTTCATTAGTCAGCATCCTGAATGGTATTACCTTCAGCTACCCACTCAAGGATGGCTGCGTAGTGGCGGTTGGCTGGGTCAAGTGGAACTCGCATTGTTTCGCCATCAATTACAACGTCTACTGCAACATTATCACCAACACTTACATAAACATTCTCTTCATTTATGACTTGTGTTTCTTGTTCTTTTACATATTTAGCAGACAATATGTTAAGATTATTTTCCATGTTTATAACTCCGCATCAAAAGCATAAATATCTCTGCGACTAATTGTGCCAGATACAACGCTCATATTAACTTGATAAGCACATCCATCAAAACTTAAAAAACCTGTGCTAGAACTATTGCAGTTACTTGCGTTTATATTTTGAACATGACTTGATGTTGGCGTGGCTCTCATTGTGGTAGGGAAAGAAAAGTTTGACGAAAGAGAAATATTTGCACCATTCGTCATATATTCAGAACCTTTGTTTAGATAATATTTTCCATAATACCTCTGACACCTAGCCAACTCATCCCCATAAGACCGATGTTCAAATGGTGTGGCCTGTTCGCCTAGTTCTAGCTGTACGCCTGTGATTTGCCACGTTGCGCTAGAGTCTGTTAATACATCCGCAGTATGACCGTAGCCAAATTGATTAGCATCATAATTTCTCCAGCTAGAACCATCTACAGTGCCTCTGCCTGAACCAGAACTCATAACCCAGTAAACACCCATACCTAAATCATTATTGTTATCTATAGTACCACTTGTATCACCATCAATAGTTATGGTCTTATATTCCCATGTGTTGGCTGTGTTTATAGTGTAATTTTTTGTAATGCCCCTTGCTGTTCCGTCTGCTAGATAGAACAAAACAGCGTAAGTGCCTGTTTCTGTACTTTTCACCCAAAAAGAAAGTGTCAAACTTTTTGCGTTGCTCGTACCAAATTTTAGATGCTGAAGATTTTGACCTTCTATAGGCTGATAAACCCCTGCAATTTCATCTGAGTCTAATGTCGTTTCTGCTGTACTTATCACAATTTTGTGTGAATTAGAAAACCCGTCTGGTGCATTGGTATCTTGCGAAACTGTAGCAATAACTTGGTCTGTGTTTTCTTGAAACCAAGCAAATCTATCTGTAGCTTTATATTGACCACTGCCTGAAGTGTTAGCACTCGTCCCCCTCTGGGCAACTTGCATCGCACCATTGATAATCAGATTTCTGTTTGACAGGGCTGTTTGCGAACCTATCAGTGCGGCTAGTTCTGCTGCTTTACTCATGCTAGGTCTCCCATATTTTGAATAGAAACATAGGTTGCGTCTGCATTCGCACCACCACCTGTAAAGTTGGTCACATGCAGTATTTGTATTCTATAGCTTCCCGTTGCAATATACGAAGAATTTCCGACCCAGTGCTGATTCATGTTTGTGCCTACAGTAGCACTGATGCCAGATATTGAATAATTACTGCTTGCCATAGAACTTGTATACGTTGCCGTGTAATCACCAGTGCCGTTGTCTGTCATACTGGCAACATTCAACGAGTCCGATGCCGCTGCACCTGCATTGGTAAGCAGCCAGACTTTTGCACTACCCTGTGCAACAAAACTGGTGGCAATACTGTTGTTCCCAGCGGCATCCTTCAGGGTGTCTACTCTTAGTTCGCTTGCCATTATGCTAAGTCTCCGTGTGATACAGTTCTAACTGAAGAGTCATAATAAGCTGAACCTGTATAAACTGCTGTAGCCCATTTTGATGTAGTCAAATCCCAAGTCCACTCTTGGTCAATATTATTATCTATGCTAAAAGTCGGAACATGATTAGCACTATTAAAAGAATTTATTACGTTGTGGTGTTGCTTTCCTGTATCTGTATCAGTCAAGCTGCTGATGTTAAAACTATCGTTTATGGTTGTTCCAGTATTGTTTGTATTATTCCAAGCCTTCGCCAACCCCTGCTGCAACTGCATAGTTCCAGAGCCACCTTCACCAGTAACAGTAATGTTGCCAGACGCTGTGTTACCTCTTAGGTCATCTACTTTAAGTATGCTAGCCATTATGCGAGGTCTCCGTGTACTGATGAATTAACAAATTCCATATCATCAATTGCCAAAGTATCTGGTCTTATACAAGTAATGCCGTGTGAAGATGTTGCAAAGCCACTGTCTTGAGATGTTCCGCAAGCGCATATTCTAGGATAAGTTTTAGCACTATCCCCAGCATTTACAGAAACCGAATAATCATCGTTGTTCATGCTATTGGTAAAGTTGATAGTGTAGTCTCCAGCACCTTGGTCTGTTGCAGAACTAACCGAAAAACTATCCCGCAGTCCAAAAGTGTTTCCATTAAGATTAGCCCAAGCCTTAGCCGCACTCTGCTTCGTCAAGGTAACAGGTGACGTACCATCCTTTGCCGCAATCTCATCTACGTTTAGTACACTGGTCATACGATACTCCAATAACCGTTAACAGTGACGGTTGCGTTCTGTGTGATTGGCCCAGCCGATACGCCATTCTCATCGCTATCAATAGTGATGTTTGCAGAGATAGTCTGACCATTCAAACGGATGATTGAGTTGTTGCCCTTGAACGGGTAACGGTTATCCGATTCAGTCTTGGTGTAACTATTAGCAATGCTGAACGTATCATACGATACCATCTCAACAATGTCATTCAGAGATGCCCCTGTGACCAGCACAACACTTGTGCCTGTCGTAGCAGCGTAGTCAGTACCCGGCTTGAGTAGCACACCATTCTGATACACGTCTAAGTACAAGCTATCCTGATAGGTTAGTGTCTTACTGTCTGCGTCACTACCGCTAAAGCTAGTCTGACCAGCAGTAGCTTGGTAGACAAAACGGTTGCGAACACCGAACTCTGGGGATTTACCTATATATGGCATTATGCAAGGTCTCCTGTTAGGATACCAGACACATCATCTGGTTCAGCATTAGATGTTACCCTTGGGTAATACGAGCGATAATAGCACTCTGTAGTTGTTTCAAAACCACCAAAGATAGACATTACAGCTTCAAGTTCATCACTCGTTAAAACACAAGTCCATTTGTTATTAGCCATTGTGTTTGTTAATGTAACTTGAGAATAGCCTGTAGCATCTGTAAATGAACTAACATTATAGCTATCATCAATAACACCGTTGTTGCTGTCTAAATGCCACCATGCTTTGTTCAACCCATTAAGCACGTTAATGCTGGCAGAGCCTTTGGTAATAGCAGTGCTTGTAGTCACATCACCCGCACCAGATACAGTTCCAGTAAATGCAAATGTATCTGCAAGGTTAATACCGTCAGCTTGTGTTTTTGTCAGTGCCATTTATCTGCTCCAAAAAGGGATGACCCCTACGCTTATGCGTAAGGGCTATCACCAAGTACGTCTGT